TGGTGGCCATGGCGAAGCACGCGCTGGGTAACGCGACGAGCGTGGAGGTGTGACATGCCAACAGTGTCTTATCGCATCCACCAATCCGCACTGCGGTCGATTCAATTTTGCGTGCCTGGCATGTTGCGCCCGGCTGGTTGGCAGAACCCGGCCCGACAAGCGCAGGGCGGCAATGATGCTGGCAACCATAGCCAGGTTCAAGGGCTGCCCAGCACGATCCGAGATCATTGGTTTGCTGAGCGGCAATGGCTCGGCACCCCTCTCAGCCCAGCCGAACTGCGTCACGGCGTCAACGCTGGAATCATCAGCGCAACTCTTCTGAGCAACGATGGCACGCATTGAATGGGTCAAACACCGCCTGGACAACTGGGCACTGTGGAAAGAAAAGGAAAGCCGGGGCGGCTTGGGCTATGCCACGCAGTCGGTGCTGCTGTCGGAGCCAGTGGACCGATCGCGCGACATCGTAATTCCAATCGACGAGACAGACGCCATGCTGACCAACACTGCCGTCGAGTCGTTGCGCAACGGCAATGGCCAGTTGTACCTGGTGCTGCAGTGCATCTACATTGCCGGCATCGGCGTCCGGGAGACGGCGCGCAAGATGGGTCGAGCTGAGTCAACGGTCAAAGAAAACCTTGACCGCGCTGACCACGCTATCAGCCAGTGGTTCGGTGAGCGCGCCGATAAACAACGCGCCGAGCAAGCAGCCAAAGACTTGGCACTCAGTCGCGGGCGGTCTGAAAAATTGAGTTTGTCTACATAGACTTTACTGATACATTTCTGGCAAGCTGTGGACTAACTGACACTATCCACACAATCACATCAAACCCCTGCAGGTGACCGCTTGCCGGGGTTTTTGTTTATGCGGGGCAGTTCAACATCAACACATTGATGGCTACGGCCTTCTGACACCTTAGAACTGACCCTGCACCAATGCCAACAGCTGCCAACAAAGCATCAGGATTGAGGCGAGGTTCATCGCATGAGCGTGGATATTCGTACGCATGGCAACGGGCAAGGGAAGGGTTCTTGCAATCTCACCCACTGTGCGCGATGCACGTTGCCAGGGCTGAGGTAGTGGCGGCAACAGTGGTTGACCACATCACACCGCATCGTGGAGACATGACATTATTCTGGGACAAGTCGAACTGGCAGTCGTTGTGCAAACGATGCCACGATAGCCATAAGCAACGTCTTGAAAAGGGTGGCGTCGAGGTTGGTTGCAACCTCTCTGGCCTGCCCCTCGACAAAGCGCATCACTGGAATAAAACCAAGTAGGGGGGGAGTCAAAAGTCTACCCCTAACCCACTCTAGACCGACTGGTTCTTTCTTTGCGCAAGACCGCGTATTGGATGGGGGGAGGGGGGTAAGTTGCAGGACTGATTATAGGAGTAGCAAATGCGAGGACGACCACCGAAACCGACAGCGTTGAAGTTGGTAGCTGGTAACCCTGGCAAACGACCACTCAATAAGCAAGAGCCTGACCCGATTTACCTGCAGGACTTGACGGCTCCCACGTGGCTCCCGCCTGATGCTGCTGGTGTATGGGACGAAATGGCGCCGATGGCCGCAAAAAACAAGCTCTTAACTGAGGTTGATGTGCAGGCATTTGCAATGGGATGCGTTTCCATTGCCCAGTACCGGTTGGCCACCAGGCGCACTGGTGAAGATGCAGTGAAGCGCCGCCTGGCAGAAGACAAAGAAGGAAATAACTTCGCTGATGCGGATGGGAATCCCATTTATGCCGGCGAGCATATTAACCCTTGGTGCTTGATTCAAAGCATGACGTTCAAGCAGGCGATGGCAGTATTTGATAAATTTGGAATGACGCCGCAGGCTCGAACGCGCATTGCGTTGCAGCCGCAAGGAGATTTGTTTGGCAACGACAACGGCGCGGCGGGTTACTTTAAGTGACCCGGTTTCAAAATACGCCAAAGCTGTAGTTGCGGGTAAAAAAATTGCGGGACCGCATGTTCGGGCTGCATGCAAACGCCATCTTGACGACATGGAAAGTGGCCGCGAGCGTGGTTTGATATTTGATAAACAGGCAGCAGCGTTCGCCATTGGCTACTACCGCGATGTGCTTCGACTCAACGGCGGCGCGTTTGAGGGCTTGCCATTTATTCTGTTGGACTGGCAGCAGTTCATCATCGGCAGCTTGTTTGGCTGGAAAGGATCTGATGGCTACCGGCGATTTCGGGTCGCGTATGTAGAAACGGCAAAAGGATCTGGCAAGAGTCCTTTGGCAGCTGGTGTCGGAATGATCGGACTCACTGCTGACGGTGAATCCAGAGCCGAGATTTACGCTGCAGCAACCAAAAAAGATCAGGCCATGGTTCTTTACCGAGACGCCGTGGCCATGGTGCAACAGTCTCCCGAGCTGAGTAAGCGGCTCAAGCGGTCTGGCGTTGGTGAAAACGTCTGGAACCTGGCCTATTTTGAAAAGGGTAGTTTTTTCCGCCCCATCAGCGCCGACGATGGCCAATCTGGTCCGCGTCCCCACATCGCCCTGATCGACGAGATTCACGAACATCGCAATAACACGGTGGTTGAAATGATGCGCGCTGGCACCAAGAGTCGCCGCCAAGCGTTGATTTTTATGATTACCAACAGCGGCGCGAGCAAGACCTCAACCTGCTGGAATTATCACGATTACGCTGCCAAAGTGTCAGCGGGAACATTGAAGGACGACGCATTCTTTGGGTACGTCTGCGCACTGGATGAAAAAGACGACCCTTTTCACGATGAAAAGTGCTGGTCTAAGGTAAACCCAAGTCTGCAGGGCGCAAAGCTCCCGGGAATCAAGTATTTGCGAGAGCAAGTAACCGAGGCGCGCGGCATGCCCAGCAAAGAAGCGCTGGTTCGACGCCTGAATTTTTGCCAGTGGACCGACGCGGCCAACCCGTGGATAAGCGCCGATGTATGGCTTGGCGCCCAGCGTGAATACGACTGGCGCGATTTCCGTGGCCGGCGTGCGTACTGCGGCCTCGATCTTAGCAGCACCACCGACCTTACCGGCCTGGTGCTCTACGTTGAACCGGTAGAAGAAGAGGAACCCTGGCACCTGGTCCCCTTCGCCTGGCTGCCAGAAGAAGGGCTGCAGCGGAAAGAAGAGCTTGACCGGGTTCCATACCTAGCCTGGCGCGCAGCTGGCTATCTGGAGACAACGCCAGGCCGGGCAATCAGCAAACTAGTCATTGTGAAAAAGTTGGCTGAGTTAAGCAGCTTTTTCGACATCGTAATGGTCGGTTACGACCGCTGGCGTATTGAAGATTTGAAGGCGATGGCATCCGACAACTCTATTGAATTGCCAGAAATGCAAGCAGTTGGCCAGGGCTACAAAGATATGAGCCCAGCCATAGAGGCGTTTGAAACAGCCCTATTGAATGGCCGCGTAGTGCACCCCGGCAACCCGGTATTCACCTGGTGTGCTGCAAACGCGGTCACCGTAGGCGATGACGCAGAAAACCGAAAACTGAGCAAAGAAAAAGCCACCGGCCGAATAGACCTGATGGTTGCGGCTGTCATGGCAGTCGGATGTGGGTCCATGAGCGCTGAGAGCGACAACATTGAACAAGGCTTCGTAATACTGTGAACACCTTCAACCTGCAAGCCACGCACCACACCTCGCGCGTATTGGCCAACTGGGCCAACTCACGCCCGGGCGCTGCCCGGCGCATGGAAGATGTGGGCAACGGTGCGCAGCTGGTGCGTGTGCAAAATTCAGCCGTTTACAGCACCGTCAGCAGCGACACCACAGCGATGGATGCGCTGTTTCAGCCGCTGCCAACAGCCAGCGGCATGGCGGTAAACGACAAGACTGCCATGGCAGTCACCACCGTGTTTGCGTGCCTCAGCAAGCTGGCCGGCGCCATGACCCAGTTGCCGGTTGGCCAATTTCGATACGACAAGAATGGCGACCGCAAGCGCGTGCAAGATTCGCCCCTGTGGTGGCTGCTGAACGAGCAACCGCACACCGTGTGGACCGCCGCCAGCTGGAAAGAGTGGATTGTGCGCTGCGTTTACTTGCGTGGCGACCAGCACACCCAAATTGTGCGCGGCAGCGATGCCGGCGGCG